GATCATATCTAAATCTATTCTCATCAGTCACAGCTGCGGCTATCATTGTATCTACAATCCTGCCATTAATATTTAGTCCCAGTGCCCTGATCCAACATACATCGTACATTGCATTGTGAAATATTTTAGTTGATGGTGCATTTAAAAGATCTTGAAACCATTCTAATACTTTTTTACGGTCCATGTTACCACCACCGTGGTGATTGATTGGAAAATATCCTTTGTAATGTGTAGTTGCTACAGCTATTCCTATAACTTCTCCATTACCAATGATTGCACCAGATCCTTTTTTAATTAAATCTGGGTCACGTGTTTCTAAGTCAATTGCAATTTCGTCAACCTGTCTTAGATCTGGAAATTCTGTAGGTATAACCCACTCTGTTTGTGCACTAAATACCGGTATTTTCATTTAAACCTTTTTTGTTGTTGTGGTAAAGCATTCCTGGTTTTTCATATTTAAGTAATCTTCTTTTCATAACTTGGTTCTCTCTATAAATTTTATCTATTTTTTCAAGAGCTGCTGCTAGTCTTAACCTTACTTTTAAAAACTCATTCATAATGTTAGGTAGCAAAGAATCAATAGGCAAGTGAATAACCCCATGTAAAATGGTATATGATTATTTGGTTCCATAGTCCCTTTCAATTATCATTTCTATAAAATGTATTGCTTTTTCTAGATCTTGTTTTTTTCCTTTATCGCGATGTCTCACTATATACTTTATAGCACAACCTTCAGGATATAGCAATTCGTTCTCAACTACAAACTTACTTGGCTGTATTTTATATTTTTGATAGTGTGACCCACCAATTTGTTTATCGTATGCTTTAGATGTCATAACCCCAATCCTCCCTTTTTGCTGTCATTATATATAAGTTTTGTTTTGTACGGGTAACACCCACGTACCAAACTCTTTGCTCTTCATCGTACTTGTCTTGATTCTTTTCAATTGCTTCTCTTATTTTTTTAGTGTTATCTAAAATAATTAAAACGTTTGTAGCTTCTCCACCTTTAGCTGCGTGTATTGTTGATAACTTTATTCTTGGGGCTTGCGATAACTTCTCTTCGTTACGCATCATTTCTCTAATGTATAAACATTCCTCTGGATCAGCTTGAAATACTTCATACCAATGATCGGTAAAAGTAAAACCAAATTCTCCTAGATCATACATACGTTCGTCAGTTAAAGTTTTATCTACACCTAAAAATTCAAAGAGATCTTTACACTCAGACAAAGATAGTTTGTCTCCATTCGTCCAACGTGTGTAGTCTTGTATTGACTTATACAGTCTAGTCCTGTAACTTTTTCTACCTTTTATTTCAAAGTATAACCCCATATCTTTTAAGTCTGGTGCTAACTTTTTAAGCTTATCATTGGTTCTTGCAAGTATTAACCAATCATTAGAATATAATTCTAACAAACCTTCTATTGAAGTTACATATTCTACATAACCTTTTTCTGGTCTTGGTGACCATTGTTTTTTAATTCTTCTTTGATCCGGTATTCTATTTAAAATACAATTAGCTATGTCCTGCACAGCTCCAGGAATTCTGTACGATTGTGGCAAGATAATGTCTTTTGCAGGTTCGCTTTGAAACCTTGCAACATCTGCACCAGCCCATCCATAAATTGCTTGATCATCATCACCGGCTAAGATAACATGTTTAGAGTTTTTCTTAAGTATATCGTACATTTTCCACTGTATTGGCGACAAATCCTGTGCTTCATCAATGAATACTACGTCATATTTTGGACACAATTCTGACACATTAAATCTTTCAATCATATCTGTAAAATCTACCAGGCCATACGCTTGCTTGTAATTATCTACTTCATCTTTTAAAATTTTTAATAGGTGTTTATCTATGTCTTGTGAATACATATCAGTATTATATTCTTCGTCTATTGTTATACCTTTGATTCTTGCTGCATTTACTATGTTAAAGTATTCACTATCTGAATCTACAAACCCTGTTTTTTCTTCTCCATTAGAATAAACTGTAACCTCTATACCTAACTTTCTACCTATGTCTTCGTAATGTTCGTCTTGCATTACATTACTTTTTTTCATACCCAACAAAGTAAAAGCTAATGAGTGTAGAGTTCTAAAATATTTTAAATCTTTCTTACCATACTTTGGATAAAGATCTAAAGTTCTGTTCACAGCTTCCTCTGCAGCTTTTTTTGTAAATGCAAAGTAGCCAATCTTATCTATTGGTGTACCAAACTTAACTAATGTTTTTACATAGTTAATTAGTCTAGTTGTTTTCCCTGTTCCAGGAGGCCCGTATATTTTTCTAATCATTTATCTGTTGACTCCTTTATCATGTTTCTCAGACGTGTATTAAATTTAATTTCTTCTGAAGTTTCTTGTCGATGACTATCTTTTTCTATTAATTCTAATCTAGCATTTTTTTTATGGTATTCTCTAAAAGCTTCTCGAATAGCTATTCCTTTAATATTATCTCTGTCAAACCTTGCCCCATCGCTAGGATAGTATTTCCCAAAGGGTCTTATATAACTTTCAAAATCTACTCTAGAATGTATTTTCATAACCTGATCTGCAAAACCCAACATTATGTTTATAAAAGTCGTGTCTTTGTGATGAACTTCGTGCACACCAGACTGACCATTATTTTCATAATATTTAAAATCAATTATCTGTTCTTCAATAGATCTTCTAAACATGTTCATAACAAAATTTCTATCTGAAGCATCGTCATGGATTTTAGGAGAACTAAAACATAAAGGTCCATTAATTACAGAGGGGTTAGATAAATAAGGACGGAAACAACCATCAAAATTTTTATTCAAACGAAAATAAAAAGTATCTTCATTCCATTTTTCTCCAGTCGTATACTCTATAGATACAATATAAGGTCTATATACTCTCCAACGTTCTGGTTTTCTATAGTACCTATCCATTAAATTTATAATGTTGTCACAATGATATTGATTTAAATAATCTCTAGGCATTGTCTTCCTTATTTCAGTAAAAGCATTTCTTGCACCATCTCCATATTTTTTTGATGGTCCTTTAGTTTGATACTCTTTTCCATATAAAATGTATGGTTTTTTATCTCCTAAAAAATTTAATTCTATAGGAAGATCTATTTGCCCACCCATTGATCTAGGTATAGATGTTAGGTCTTCTAAGTTAAATTTAGTCATTACATTATCTCCGTGTTATGTTTTAGTACAGTATGATTAATTTTAACATCTTCAAACTCTTTAATACTTACTGAGACTACATTTTTTGTCGGTGTGTTGTACTTACCTTTTTCTTTTGTAGGGTATCTTTTTTGTTCTATAAATTCTAACCCACATTCTTTATAATTGTTTTTCATCATGACTCCGGTCTTATCCTCAGAGTGTTTCCAATTCTTAGCTCTAAGCTTGTCATAAAATTTATCAAATTTAAAATATGCAAACCCATCTTCTATTAATACGGTGCCTGATTTAAATGCAGCATCATTCATAGCCTTAGGTCCATTAATCTTTGCATGTAATACATCATGTAATTTTTCTTTAGGTGAAGTACCAATAGGTGGATTTACTATTGTCTGTGTACCAAAAAGAGATTCTAAAATAACTTGATCTTCTGGTGCTTTTATAATTGGTGGTGGAAACCCTGCCGCTCTTGCTATTGAATTTCTACGTTTACGTTGATCTGTAAGATGCTCAATACTTTTACAATACACAGTAGCTTTACCAATACCATCTGGTTTAGTTACATCAAATTCATATTCTGGTTCTGGTTCGATATCTATTTTTCTTAAATTAGTTAATACAGGATAAGATCCTTTAGACCCTGCTAAAATTCCATACTGTTTTTTTACACATATCCCTTTTTTACAATAGTCACTAATAGGACTCTGTGTACAAGTGTAACCTTTTTCAGACTTAGTCCATGACCTAACCTTAGCACTTACAGTTTTTGCTTCCCAGGCATTTGCATGTACGGGTTCAAAATATTTAACTGGTGCATTCATGACCCTCTGTTGCCAATCATCTGGGTACTTCATCTTCACAAACACATGATAATTATACATAAATCTGTCCTTGCCATCAAAGCCTGGATTCTTCATTATCTTGCTAAGATGTGCTAGACAAGGAGGTCCATCATCAAAATCTGAGTCAACACCTTCTAAATCTTTTTTCTCTATGCTTTCTGTTATTTCTTTTAGACCTTTTTCACTAACTGTATTACTTTCTATTACTGCGATGAACTCATCAAAAGTAAAAGGTTTACCATCTAGGTTTATTGCTAACCTCTCTGACTTTTTAAAATAAGGTAAATTTATAAATTGACCTACGTTTGTTTTCCCTGATTCCGGATCTTTTGTTAGTTGTGTTTGTTTAGGGAATATCTCACAATTAGGAGGTAATTTAAATATTGGAAGTAAGTTGCTTAAAAATGATACAATTTTAGTGGCTAACACAAAAGAACCCATAAATAAATATAGATGCATTCCTCCGCTTTTAGATAGTACAGGTATTAGTGGTAATTTGTATTCTTGAATTTTATCTATAATAAGTTTTTTATCAAAATTGTCATAACTTTTAGGGTCAATATCTATAACACCAAATCTTGCTTCTGAGTTTTCAGTACACGCTTGTACCCCTATAGATAAAGTTCCATTTAAATGTTTCTCATAAATATCGTCAGTAAGTTCTTGGTGTGTCCAGCCGTAAGCACCGTTAGGTAGTTTTAATTTACCACTATCCGGATCACGTTCTGCATTTTTAAGTTCGGCTGTTCCATAAGCCTTCCTAAAACCATCAAAAAATTTTATATACTTTTCGCTCATAGTTATCCTGTCGATGCGGACCGGTTAGTCTCCCAAACGGTCCACACTGTGCACATACCCCTAAGGGATTATATAATGCTTTTACTTTCCGCTACTTTAGGTTCAACATGCTTTGCTTTCACAGCACCTTTAGAGATACTTTCAGAAAACGATTTAGCTTGTTGATATGTAGCTGCGTCAGTTATTGGACCTATTTTACTAACTTCCCAACCAAACCAAGTGCCCTTATCGTTAGACATTTGAGTAGTCTTTAGTTTGTAAATGTGGCTAAAAGATGCCGGCGTATATAAACCAGCTTTTCCTTTTAGTTTAATCCCAGACATCATTGAGTTCCATTTTCTACTAATTTTTAATTGAGTAGACTTCATAGAAATCAAAGCTGTTTGTGGACTATCTCCTTGAATGATCACAAAGTGTGATGCAGTCTTTTCAATATAATTACCACTAGGTAATCTATCTTTATAGTTAGCATCTGGTTTTGTTTGTGACA